TCTAATATAAATTTTAGTCGTGGCCTCAGCGACAACCTGCTGGGTAAAGTATAGTTCCTTGCCGTTAAGCGGCTCGATTCTCGCCCATACAATAGCCAGCGTCGCCCACGAGTCGGTGCTTTCGCCAATGTCTGTAGTCGTGGGCGTATTGCGCTGAACCGAAACACGTTTATTCATATTATCAAAAGCCATATTCTTTTAAGTCCGGTATGCACTCAGGCGGTAGTTTTCCACTATCCAAATCATCAAGGTAAGTCATAAACGGTTTGTATTTCGTTCCCTCAAGGCCCGGCCATATAGCGGCTAACTGGATGTGACCAATTCGGACTTGCGTAGCCAGTGCCGCTTTACAGCCAGACGCTTCAAAGTTCTTCCAGAAGTTTATGTCGTGGTCGATTTTGCCCGACTCCTCTTCCCACGAGCCGCCCTTACCGACCGTCTCATAAAACAGAGGCCGCTTCATCTTCGTTATGGCGTTGGTTCGTATTAAGGTCAGGCCGAAATGACCAGTTGTTGCAGGCAGGAATTTAACCGCCTTCAACTTATCAACCGGATATTCAATATCCTTGCCAGAACCCTTAAACTCGACAAGGTTAGCCATTACCGCCGCTTCACCCCTCTTAATCTGCATCGGGAACACGGCGTCGAGTTCTGGATTGTCCCTGAGAATCGCATACAAGGCGATTAGGTGTTCAAGCCGAAACCAAGTGTCATAATCCAGCGTTAAAATATATTCCGGCTTTTCATCAAGAGTTTGGAGTAAACCCCGTTCCATCCCCTGTGACCAATACGCACCGTGGAACTTGCGCAGGATAATTCCCAAAGGCAAGAGAACGTTCATCGCTGTAAAAAGGTTATCTGTCATTGCCAGCCGCGGCATACTTATTACCGCAGCAATCTTAGGCAATTTAACCTTCGGCTTTACCAACGGCGTGTATTCTGTAACTAAGTCCATTTAGTCAATCCCTATTGTAATAATATCGTAAGTTAGTGTGCTCGACCCCGTTCCATCGTGGGCGATTTTGATGTGCTTGTTTGTGGTAACTGATACCCCGTCAACATTCGGGGCAATAAAAAGCATTTCCCCTTCCGGCGGTAGTTTTATTTTGTCGCTTGCCGCATCGGAGAATATAGCAATCGGCGTTGTCGCCGCCCCGCCTATTAACAAATTAGCGTCAGCAGAGTTGTTGCGGACATACAGCAGTTTCAGCTTGGTCATCGTCAAAGCTACGCCAAAGTTGTTTGACAACGTGCCGTCGTTAATATCTAACTCGTCGCTGCCTCCGTCCGCCAGCGTCCTTGTATCCGACCAAAGCAAATTGGCCTGGTCAGCCGCCGTGCCGTCTGCAAAATCCACACCGGCGGTCAATGTCAATGTGTCTTCAACGTCGCTCAAATCGTTGTCTGTATAAGAAACGATATTGAACAAAATCATCGCTTTGCCCGTTGATATTCCTGTCGCCATAGTAACCTCAGAAATTCCTGTTAATACTTAACAATGCTTTTACCGCCATCGGCACTTCGTTCAAGTTCAAATCCGTAACCGCTTCTCTGTGTTCGTATAAATGACCGACCAGCAACTTAATTGCCGCCTTAACAGCCGAAGGCACTTTGGTTGTGGCCGTAGCCGTGCCTGCGCTCGCGTAGGCGTAGGTTTTGCCGGACGTATCAACCGGAACAGAGAATGTATTGGCGTGAGTCCACGTAATCGGGAAGGTCTGGTTGTTAAGTGCCTCGGAGAAGTCGCCAGCCGTGCCAGAATCGACGATGTCGGCAATATAGACCGATTGCCCCGTAGTGAAGCCGTGCGACGCAGCAGTAATCACGCAGGGATTTGCTTTGGTAGCCCCGGCAATCGTCTTCCCGCTCGTCGCCTGAGTATAGCCAGCCAAATACGTAACCCTTACGGCGTGCCTAACGTCGTAGATTATCGGCCACGTCTGGCCATAAGCTAATCGTATCTCGCCCGGTTCTGGTGTCGTAAATACGTCATAAACCGACGTGGCCAATGTTTGCTCGGCCTCGTTAGCGTCCAGATATTTGACATTCGTAACGCTGATTAAAGGCGGCGCGGGCAGATATATCACATCTTGGAAGGTGTCCAATTTCAGCGTTATCGTCTGGGATACATAAGCCCGGTTCTGGTATTGCTCGCACCATTCGCGCGCCGCTGTAATAAGCGTGGAAATCAAACTATCATCAGTCGTTACGCCCGATTGCACTTTCAGGTGCAGCTTCATTTCGGTCAGCGATACCGGCTCGGTCGTCGGCTGCGTGGAAATTATCCAGTCCATTATTTCGCCCTCTCGTACGCCATCGCCAATACATTGCTTTGTCTTGACACTTCGGCGGCCCTGAGCGTGGATTTACGCACAACCAATCTCTTGAACGTGTCCTCAGTAGTGTTTATTCCGTCGATTAAGCCAGCCGACTTCGCGCCAGCAGCCCCGAACATTCTGCCTTGTCCAAAATCAGACAAAACCTTGCCGACGCTCACTCCTCTATTTCTTGCAACCGCACCAACGAAAGCGGAATAATAGTCATCAACCCTTTGCTGGAAATACCATTTTGCATCTGCGCTTAACGGCTCGTGGGGGTTTCCTTCGGCTTTGTATTTGCCGGCCTTAATAATCGTTGTCTTAACTCCGGCCTTTTCTTCGTATTCGGTCTGGTCAAAGTGCATCGCAATAACGCCTATTGAACCGGCTTCGCCTGAAGGTGTCATAATTATCTCGTCGGCGGCAGAACCTATCCAATAGGCGGCGGAGGCCATCATCGAATTGACAACGGCGGTGATATGCTTCTTCCCTCTTGCGTTGTAAATCTTGTCGGATAATTCCTGAACGCCGTAAACCGAACCGCCGGGACTATCAACATCAATAAGAATAGCACCGACAGAAATATCGGCCATTGCGTTATCGAACATCTGTCCGAATACTTCCGTTGACGTTCCCCCGAACATTTCCAATACCCAGCTATTGTGCTGGTCAATCATACCGTATAGCGGGAGATATGCTATATTCTGTTGTGTGGCGGGATTCGTTTTGTTTTGGGCTTTAACATTAACGCCCGCCATTGCTATATCGGCCATAGCAATAAGCCGTTCTGGTAAAATAGCCCATATCTGATTCGTTAATAAATTAAGACATTTTTCCACGGACAAACTCCTTATGTTTTTGGCGTATATTCTCTCTGAAAACAGCAAACGCCTTGATGTTATCTTCGCTAACGTTCAATCTGTTTACCTGAATTAACTCCCTTGCGACGGTTACGGGTTTACGGACATACCGTTCGATACATACCGCACAATACCTCTCGTGTTTCTTTGTGTAAAAATCATCGAGGAACACCTTGAACCCAGCCGCGTCTGTGCTTTTCTCAATATGTTTTTCTATTTCAGCAATCTCCGCGCTTGCGATTCTCGTCGATATATCGTCGGCAACATCATCTTTCATTGCCGATAACGCCTGCTTCTGTTCGTCTTGCTGGTCGTCCTGTGGCGGTTGCGTGCCTATCGGCGAACCTTGTGGGTTTTTCGGTTGCGGCTCTGGCCGTTCACCAGCCGCCGCCATATTTAACGGCACAAGATATTCCTGCCCCTTATCATCCGGCAGTGGATTCATTTCCTCTTTTTCTCTTATATCGTCAACATTAAACCACCCCCACAAACGGCCAATAGCATACGCTTCATAACGCGACTTCATATCGCCCCGCAACAAGCCATCGGCAAGATGCTTGACATACAAACCCTCCGCTTTATCCCCAATCGTAAATAGTTTTCTGTTGGCCTCTTGCTCCCATCGAACAAACCACGGCATTAAAGTGTCGGTAACATAGTCGGTATTGGTTTGCTCAAGAGTTGACCAGCCCTGCGCGCGAGTAGTGTCAGCAACTTTGTTCGGTGGCATTCTAAACCAACGGCATATTTCGGGAACAGAAAATTGCCTTGTCTCAAGTAATTGTGATTCTTCCGGCGGAGCAGATGTTTTATTGAACTTTGTCCCTTCCTCAAGAATAATCGTCTTGGCCGTATTACCCGCGCCCGCGTATGCAGCCGCAAACGACTTAGCTAAACTATCTCTTGCTTTTTCGCCTAATATATTCGGCACTTCAAGAACGCCGTTAGCGTTTGAGCCATTCTTAAAATAATATGCAGCGTGTTCTTGTGCCGCCGCCAGCCCACCCATACACTCACGGGAATATCTACCGACGTTATACCCAATCAAGCCATCAAACCCCAAGCCGTGAAGATGGAATATATCAAAGGCCGCAAAGACGGTCTTGTTCCCCTTGTCGTCTGTTACCTCATAATAGACCCGCAGACTACCATCGTCGCGATATGGTCGAACTCTATCTGGGCGCAAAGGCCACAACGCAACAACATTACCCAATCTGTCTCGCTGTATGTAGGCGTAACCATTGCCCCAGTTAATTGCGTGGGCGGTTAATGCTTCACGGAACGCCATAGCGGTCATTTCTGAATTTGGCTCGTCGTGCATAATCGCATAAACAGGATGGTCGTAAACTCGCTCTCTGCCTTGCGGCTCAAGCGGCTTATATGTAATCAAAGGCAATTTGGCAATATCCTCGGATATGTTTCTGACACAGGCAAAATAGGTCGATATTTGCAAAGCGTTATCGTTAGTGATAACAATACCCGCCTTTGTCGGCGCGCCGCCCCCGAAATAATCCACAAACCATTTTTCGGGATTGACGGCAGTTGTGGCCTTTTTGACAATCCAGTTAGCTAAATTGTTTATTATTTTCATTTTATGACCTTATGTGACTTGTTTCGTTTTGCTTGCGGCAAACTATCTTCTATCCGCTCAGCAACGCCACGCTTCACTAATTCAACAGCTATCGAGTCAATGCAATCTATTTTTTGTTCTGCAACCAATAGTTGGTACGGCTTCAAAAGTTTTATTTTCATTTCCATACCTCCTTCGGTCTGCCTTTGTCGTGAAATTCACCGGGCATTTGGAAAATAGGTGCAAGATTTTCGTCAGGCCACGATACCAACAACTCTAAATGACCCACAACGATACGATTAGCCAGTAAAACTGTTTTCCCATTCTTTTCTAATTGCCGCCAGAAATAAATGTCGTCATCGACGCGGCCGGGCCCCCACTGATTATCGCCGTTTGGTTGCCCCCATAGCCACGGGTGAGGAATATCGAGTAGATGTTTCGTCCTGATTGCCGTTAATCCGAAATGACCGGTGGATATTTTAGTTGTTTCGGCTTTTAATTCGCTCAAAGGAACATTTGCCCTCATTTGGCCTGTTTTGGTTTTCATCGAGGTTAAAATCTTGCGATTGCCCCGGCCACATTGTATAGGTACTATTGCTGTCGCTTCGGGATGCTCTCTCATTAACCGGACTAACTCAATAATATCGCTTTTCGTAAATACTGTATCGTAATCAATCGTAATTACCACGTCGGCGTTGTTGTCTATGAGCATTTGCATACCGCGCTCAAGACATTGTCCCCAAAACGCACCTTGCACGTTAATTAAAGGTATTTTGAGGGGCATTAAAGCACTAAAAGCACACTCCATATTATCCTGAAAGCCAAGTCGGGGAACACTCATAACCGCGCAGACGTTTAGAGGCGATACTGATACCGTCGGCGCAATTCCGGGAGGGTGATTAGCAGGATTGTTAACAGAGTTTTTTGTTCCAGAAGCAAAGCCGCGACATTCAGCCAATTCTTTAGGTGTTTCAGTTAAAGGCCACGCCTCTATATCCTTAAAGCCGACCGAGGCCATCATAGCCCCTAAGCATTGAAGCGTCGGCGTCCACCAATTACTTTCGTTGCACCCGTATTCTTTGCCAGGATAAAACTCCATTACCATTTCGTTGTTATCAAAACCCTTGCCGACGCCGCCCCTATAAGGCGAATACTCATCAAGCGTCGCCGTTTCTACATATAAAGCTCCATCACAAACAGCCGATATTTTTTCAAGGGCAAGTAGGGGATGTTTCAGGTGATAGATTGTGCCGAAGAAAAAGACAACATCAAATCGACCTATGCTGATTTCGGTTATATCGTAAACCGACCCCTCGTGACGCTGTATCTTTTGCCCATCTTTGTTTATCCAGCCGTTTTCGTCCTCAATTATAAACCCAAACGCTTCACGGCATAAATCAAAAGTTTCCCAATGGAGTCTTTGCTCTTTTGAAAGTGAACCAAGATTGTCTGAAAAATCATCAATAGCGACAACCTCTTTCGCACCCCGTTTTAATGCTTCCCACGTCCAATACCCGTCCCACGCGCCTATGTCTAATACTCGTTTGCCTGTCAAATCATCAGGAATTGAGTATTTAGAGGCGTCAATAGGCGACCAGCCCGGAGTTACGTCTCCGCTTGGCAGTTCGATTCTGTGATACCAATAAGGTATCTCTTTAACTTTTTGCTCTAATGTCTTTTCCATATTCCTTTTTCCTTTCCTGCTATCTTTCCCACCCACCCCCGGCCACCATTGACCGAGGGAGGGCAGAAAAGGAAGACAATTAACCTCTTGCAATGACTCTCATACCAGCAGTCCCGGTTGCTACTGTGGTAATATCCGCAGCATCGTTTGCATTAAACAAATGAGCAACACCGCTCACGCCGACCGTCTGGAGGGTAGGCGCAAAATTGACGCCTAAATAACGCTTTCGGCCTCGTAAGTCGACATTCATTTGGAAGGTGTTCTGTGTCGTTGAGCTTAACGCAGGAAGAACGAAACCCGCCGAAGTACTAACAGCCGCCGCGCCGACAAAAGCCGTTACAGCGTCGCCATCAGTGTAGGCCGACAAAGGCGTAGTGGTATCGCTTTCGCAAAGACGAAAGGTAGTAATTGCTGTTGACGCAGCCGCGCCTGTTCCGGCCACAACATCAATTATGGCAAAGTCGAATCCTTTAGTATCGACCGTGCCCATTACTGTCCCCGCCGAGGTCATAGTTAAACCCTCGAACATTGGGATTGTTTTACATTCTGGTCTCATATTTTTACTCCTAATTTCAAGTTTTTAAGTTTAGAGTTACGCCGTGTGAGCAATCAAACCAACAATCGGGCCAGCGGTTGTCGCTGTACCAATATCGTGATTTGCAATATCGAACCGCTCGACACCGCGAAGGGCAATCTGATTTCTTTCAAACACAGACTGACCGCCAACCGATGCGCTGTCGCTGGAAGAAATAGACATTTGCTGTCTATCACCTATGCTTGAGGACATTGCTAAATCACCGAAGTAAGCGACAATCTTATTCGCAGCAGTAGATGCATCAATCGACTCGCAAAGTACGACGGGGTATCCCATACATTGCGGAGTCCTGATTCCATTAGCAAGTTCTGTCATTGTTACGCCGCCAGCAGCGGACATTTTATTCACAAATCCAGTCCACCAAACGTATGGATTCATATACCACTTGGCTGTCAATCGGGCATATTTAGGCAGAAGCGCCATTACTTTTACAAAATCTGCCAATGCCGCGTTTGAGGCATCGTAACCCGTCCCGTAACGAACCAGTGATTTGCTGGCTGTTACTGAACCAGCAGCTGTGCCCGCGAGCTTAACATCGTAGAACTTCTGCTGTAAGCCGACAATTCCGCCATAAGACGCGCCCGTGCCATCGCCTATCCAGCCGCATTCGTCCTCGCCCTGCGCCATTGTACGGGCGATTTCGATTGTTAGTCTGTCCATCACGCTGATAATCGCATCAGAAGCGAGCTGATTTGATATGCGGGTAATAACCGCGTAATCTTTGGCAATGAGCTTGACATTGTCCCACGAGCCGGTGGATTCGGTAATCGCGCCGCCCTCGTTGACAAAGTAGCCGGTAAGACCGCCGCTCCGACGCGGTATAATAATCGTGTCGCTGGTCATTGGAACGTTATTGGCATTAGCCCTGAACGTGCCATACTCTTTAACCAGCTCGATTATCGCCGTGCTCAATATCTCCGGCACAAGATAGCCGCCGGTTGTATTAACACCGCCCTGATGAACGGTCATAATCTCGACGCCGTGGTCACGACACCATTGTTTTGCTTTGTCGTTGCCGAATATAGCGGAGAACCACATACCGGCAGTAAATGCATTCTCAGCACCGTTCGGGCCTTCGAACGCCGTCAATCCACCCGACCATTTTCTTGC